ATTATGGGAGTTAGTCGCTCATGTGATTGGTTTAATCACACCGCTATCCAGCGTGAACTCGCTTATATCGGTGTTGAATATACCATGGCTGATAAGGAGACAGAGAGTGTTCCTTTCATCAGCATCAGTGATTGCCAATTTCTTAAGAGGAAGTGGCGTTTTGATGAGGATGTTCAGGAGTATCTGTGTCCCCTTGAGGAAGAATCTATCCACAAGTCTTTGACTGTGTGGTGTCCATCTGGCACACTTGATAAGTATGCTCAGATGGTTGCTGTGATTTCTTCCGCAAACAGTGAATACTTCTTTTACGGACGAGCCGTATTTGAGAAGCATCACAACTTCTTCAAGCAAGTGCTTGCAGAAGAACCCTACAACCACTATGTGGGCGTGGGGACGCTTCCTACCTGGGAGCAGCTGCACGATAGATTCGTGCAGTCTAGTCAATACTAGGAAGGTCTTTTGACCTGTTATTCGGCTACGGCTGGTCGTTTAACGAGTAACTTAGCCATTCAACACATTTAATAATAATACTACTAAAGTTGTTGAGCCAGTCACCAGAAGTACTGGCGCTTCTCCCATGCAATGTGATATGCGTGTGGAGCGGTTTCCGAATTATCACAATTTTCAACTACAAGCCGAAGAAACGGACTCTAATGTTCCGGATCTTTCGGCGGGTGGCGCAGGCCTTGAGGTCGAACAAACAGTTACGTTTGTCGATAATGAAGTTGGTGTTGTTGTGCAAGATTTATCTACGCAGAACAATGTTGCTCTTGTCGATGGTACTGAAGATCTATCTCTTGGTCAATTTATGGGCCGCCCAACTCTAATTGATACAACTACTTGGTTAGCTGCTGATGTTGTAGGTGTTAAAACCACCATTACACCTTGGCTTGCATTTTTAAATGATACGTTAATTAAGAAAAAGTTGGACAATTATTGTTTTTTGCGTGCGAATTTACATATTAAAGTTGTTCTTAATGGAACACCTTTCCAATATGGTCAAATACGTGTGCATTATTCGCCTTTGGAAGGAGTTATTTCTAACAAAGTGCGAACTACTACTACACCTGTCCCTACATTGGTGCCGTATTCTCAGCAACCTGGGTTTTATATTTATCCTCAGGCAAATTCTGGTGGTGAAATGGTTTTACCATTTTTCTTCCACAAGAATTGGCTAGATATTACCAATGCTACAGCAGTTCAACAATTTGGAACTTTAAGATATACTATCTTTGCTCCGTTGGGAACTGCTGTTACAGGTGGTTCGACTAGTGTAACTATTCGAACATATGCTTGGATGTCAGATGTTCATTTGATGGGTTCTACCACCAAATTGTCTCTCCAAGCTGATGAGTATGGTGTTGGTGCCATTTCTCGACCCGCTAGTGCGCTCGCCTCTATGGCTGGTACACTTAGTAAGGTACCCATTATTGGGCGTTTTGCTAGGGCTACGGAAATTGGTGCCTCTGCTGTTTCACAAATGGCTTCTTTGTTTGGTTTTACTAACGTGCCAGCAATTGGAGATGTTTGTGGGTTTCAACCCATGAATGCTCCTATGCTGGCTTCTGCGCAAGTAGGATCGCAAGTTCAGAAATTGACACTTGATCCAAAACAAGAATTGTCCATAGATCCATCTCCTCATGGGATTGGTAATATGGATGAACTTGCCTTGGCTCATTTGAAGGTGCGCGAAAGTTATTTCGGCGCAACATCTTGGTCAACTTCTGATACTGGCGGAACATTGTTGTTCAATACGCGGGTTACCCCTGTGCTTTGTACTTCAAATGATGTTCTTAACTCGTTGTCTGTAAGTGTGGGTCAGCGGACGTATCATACTCCTCTTTCCTGGCTCTCAACAATGTTTAACAATTGGCGTGGTGATATCATCATTCGCATGAAGGTTGTTTGTACAAAATTTCATAAGGGACGTTTGAAAATTTCTTACGATCCTATTAATGATATTGCTACAAATGATCCTCCTGAGAATGCTGTATACACGCAAATTGTGGATATTGGTGAGGGTGATGATATAGAAATTAGGGTTCCATATCATCAAGCGCTTGGATGGTTGAAGATGAGATCTTTGTATCCAGATAACTGGGCACCTGGTCTACCAGCTATGGCCCCTACTCAGGGACTTGATAATGGTATGATTAGTGTTAGAGTTTTGACAGCTCTAACTGCACCAGCTTCTGGATCTATTAATCTTCTCTTCTATGTCCGAGCTGCTGATAATTTTGAGTTTGCAAACCCAGTTGATCGTATTAAGGGTTTGCAATCTGTAAATTATCCTACACCCAGCTTTTTTACTCTGCAAGCAGATGATAAAGTTGATGTTGTGACCAAAACTATTACTTTAGGACCGCCCGCGGTTTCTTATCCCGAGCGATATGGTTTGAATTTTGGTGAAAACATTGCTTCTCTGCGTACATTGCTACATAGAGCTGTGGTGTCAGATGTTGTACCTAATATAACATCTGCTACAGGCTTAGCACAGTTCTGGTATAAGAACTATTTGCGAATGCCTTATACTCCTGGTTTCCAAACATCCTTTTCATCGACTTCGGCGAATAGGATTGTTGCGGCAGCTGGGACATTAGGATATGCGTTCAATGATATGAACCATATCCCTTATATTGCATCACCATTTATCGGTTATCGTGGAGGCGTAAATTATTACGTTACTCCAAGTACCGATTCATACGGCCATGTTGATGATATTCGTGTTGCTCGAATCACGAATTCCACTCAACAGAGTGCAGCAGCCATTTTTGGTGCGATTGGTACTGCCCTACCTTATGCGACTACCTTGAGTAATGCAGCTAGCTTCTTCGGTGTGAAGAGTCTGGTTCCTCCAGGTGTGTCAGGTATGGCGACTACATCCAACCGCACAAATGCATCTTTAACTTTTAATATTCCAGACTTAAATGAATTTAATTTTTCTCTGGTTGATCCTCGTTTCTACCTTTCTGGTAGTACCTTGGATGGTACTGATGCACAGGGCGCTCGTTTTGCAATTACTCTTAAGGATAAAACTGCAGGTGTAGACAATGGTCAGCAAGCTATAACCATTGTATCGGAGGCCTCAGCTGGTCCAGATTTTACATGTTTGTTTTTCTTGTGTGTTCCAACTATGGACTATGCACTGGTAACTCCGACTCCGGTTTAACTTTAAGAGTTGTATATAAAAAGAAATGACGTTGCAGTCGCATTTCTTCTACTTATCATAGTAGTTTCTAAAGTTCAGTCACTCAGG